GCAAAGCATTTCGACGGTGTGACGGCTGCCGCAGTGGCCTAAGGAAAGGCCTTGCATCTTTTCTAGGATGCAATTATTAGCTCAGTCGGATCTCTCACCCGCTCCCATGCTTTACCGCGCTCTCGTCAACTCCGATCGTTCGGAAGATCTCACAGCCGACAGCCTGCAGAAGGCCTGCGAATTGGCCGCCATGCTCTCGGAAGATTTCGGATGGGTCGACGTCCGCCGCAACGTCTGCGGACCTGAGCCGATCCTGGCCACCTACAACAACGGCCGCGCCGTCTGATTCACCCGGCCCCCAAATCAGGGGGCTTTTTTCTCTCGCCCTTTTTTCTCACCATGGCCACCACCTACATCAGCAAAGCTCGCCGCGCAGAACTCATTGATGAGTTCATGGAGTGTTGGATCGAAACCGAGAGCTACAGCACCCCGGAAGCTGCGGAAGCAGAAGCCCGCGACTATCGCCAGGGATTGCACGCCATGCCGAACCCACAGCTGGTGGCGGAGATCAAGGCCAGCGGCTGGGGCATCCTGTGACGGCTGCCCTAGTGGCCTAAGGAAGCGCCCCTTATCTTTTCTGGGTCGCAATAATGTCATCAACGGCGGGGGCCTCTCACCCGCGCCGTCTTCTCTCACCTCACGGGATTTCTCACCCCATGAAAAACGTTGAACTGATCAAGCGGGCTGGCATCGCTGCATCCCTGGCCTTCCAAGTTGCAGGAGTCTCCTGCTTCGCCGTGTTGATGCATGACACAACCGGCCCCCGCAATCTCACCAGTCAGGCCCTCTCCAACCTGTGCCTGGCGTCCCTGATCCTGCCCGGTCTTGCCGTCGCTCCCTTGGCTGTTGCATCTCGCGCAGCCAATCGGATCGAAGCTCAGAACCTGGCCTGATCCATGGGACACATCTCAGAACCTCGCCGCGCTCTCTTGCCCGGTGAGGTGATGCCGCCCCGGCCCATCCGCTGGGTTGGCCAGCCGCCCACCTTGCCGCCGATTCCGTCCGGCCCCGTCACCCGTTCACCCTACGAAGTGTTCAGGGCCGATCGACCAGCTGGCAGAGATTGAACCACCCGGCCCCCTACATCAGGGGGCTTTTTTCTTGGCTGCTGTGACGCCAGAAAACCACATGAGAAATCGGCACAGCTAAAGGCCTGCCATCCTAAAAAAGATGCTCTTATAGAGGGGTCGGAGGGTTCACCCCTTCCGGCGCTTCTCTCACCCCTCTCACTCAATGTCTGCTTTCCTTTCCTCTGCCGATTGCCTGAATGCCCTTGCCACCTATTGGGAGCGCAAGAGCAGCCGGGGGTTCAATACCGCAGAAGGCCAGATCCTCCGCGCCGTCATGTTCAGCGTTGAGGCCATGGGCGGCACCTATGACCACGCAGCCCACGCCGCCACAACCGAGCGAATCCTGAAGGCAACCAAGGGCAACGCCCTGGCAGCCGTGTTCGGGATCCTGCTCAATGAAAACGTGGACAGCCTGAACGCCCGTTATGACGACTGCGACGACATGACCGACACCACCGGATATGTCGCCCGCTCGATCCCGATTGTTGACTACTGGATTCAGCGCCGCGAGACCGGCCACATGGTCGGCCTGCTCGACGGCTACGAATACCAGGCCTGCGAGTCCGACGGCTGGAAGTCCTCTGTTGCCTACCAGCTGTGCCAACAGATCCGCCGCTACTTGCTGGAGGATCTGAGCAAGCGGGACGCCGGGGAAGACCGAGCATGGGCCAGCTGGTCCGCTCCTGAGGATCCCCGCGAGACTCACATGAAGCGTGTTCTGGCTGAGATCAACTCACGCCCCGTCAAGTGATCCACCGGCCCCCTAGCGGGGCCTTTTTAATGCCTGCCCATGGGCCAGAAAATCACCTGAGAAATTGGCACAAGGTATGGCCCCTTGTCCTGGTTTGGTCGGCAATAATGGATTCAGATCAGACGAGCGAGCGCCCCCACCTGTGAGCGGCCCCCTCTGATCTCCTTTCAATTCTCTCACCCTTCTCTCAAATCATGGCCACCGTTTCATTCACTTTTGTCGCCCTTTTAGTTCTTCTCACTTTCCCCATCATCTTTTTGTTCTGGGTAACAGAATCTAAAACAGCCCGAGCGAAAAGATTAAGGGCGAAAGGTTGGACATACAAACAGATTGCAAAAGCGATCGGGATGAGTAAAACAACCGCGCAGAACTATTGCAAGGTTGCTGTTGCTTAAGATCCCGCACCAGTAAGCATCACAAACTCTCTGCAGAGTAAGCATCACAAACTGTGGCCCTGGGTTCTGTTCACTTAAGACCCGGCCACAGTAAGCATCACAAACCCCCTCTCTTTTTTCTCCTCCAATGTATCCCTCACGTTTCAACCCCGATGTTACTTACTGCAACAAAAGTGACCGGGATTCAGATGATCGCCACTTCGCCAAAATGATCGCCCAAAATGATGCTGAAATCCTGAAGCTTAAGCAACAAATAGCGGAGCTTCGGAAAGTATTGCAAACCCCCTCGAATTGACGCTGTGAAAACTAAACCGAATCGACCCCATCAAGTCAAGGTTCTGTTCACATCGGAGGAGCTGAAATCCTTGGACGCTTCAGTACAACAAACCGGCACCAATCGGGCTGAGGTTCTTAGAACTTTGCTCCTCCAACCTTCCCCCGCTTCAGCAACACAAACCTCCGCCCAATCTATGAACATTCATGCTGATTATGAGCACTGCACATTGCAGGAGTTCATGCAACTTTCCAAGGACGAATTGCTTACGCTTGAGTGTATGGTTCGCGAGGCACTTTGCTACGAAGAAAAAGATAAAGAAAAGCACAACCTAGATATACTTCACAGCAAGCTGATTTTGTTACAGCGTCTCACCTACTGAAAAACAGTAGGCAACACTTAACGCCACATAATCCCAGCCGCTTAGGGTTACCCCTGGCGGCCCTTTTTAATGCGAAAAAATATAAAGAAATGCGGGCCTCTTGTGTGGCCCCTGTGTGCCCGTCTGAGCGGGCTGTCTTGGTTTGGATGCTAGGGGTCAAAGGCCATGCTTCGGGCTGTTGTGGGGGCTGTTGCGTGGCTCTCAGGGCCTGTTAAAACTGGTCAAAACACCGGCCAGCAGCGCTGGCTCTGCTCAGTGGTTCGGCCCCCGGTTGCCTTATGACAATCCCCAGCTGGCACACCTAAAAGCCTGGCCTTTAGAGGTTCTGCCCTGTGCTCCTGCAGTGCCTGCAGGCATACAGCAAGGCCAGATCCCTGTCACAGCCTGGCCTAGCCTGTCTCTCCAGTACAGTCGCGAGCCTACTGCTTATCGCTATTGAGACGCATTATCAATAAGGCCCAGGGGGAGGGGAGGGGGTCCAGATCTGGGGGGTGGACATGCTGGCCGCCCAGTCAAAATTTGAAATTTTCAATTTTTACCAATTTTGGGATTGGCACATCAGATAGCGCTTTTATCTCTATCCGAATTAGGATGACGGCACGCCAAAGGAGATAGATCCCGGTGCTGGGGCGGCGCTTCCTCTCTCGTCATGGAAGACAAGAGTCCATGAATCGCCGGGGGTCGATTAGCACCTCCAACCTTTCCATTTCTCTCACCCTCATGAATTACAAAACGGTCAAGGAGATCCGCACGGAACTAGAGCACCGTGGCGGTCGATTGGAAAAGGTGCTGGACAACCAGATGCCTGAGTACGTCCCTCATCTCGCCAGCGATCGCGACCCACAAGGATGGGAACACGGCATTTGGGAGCGTTTAGAGCTGTTGGATTGGGCGAACAAGACCGATCTAGGCAACCAGCGAGTGTCCCCCTGGTACGCCCGCAAATGATGACTCTCATGGCTACCCGAAAAAACCCCTTAGAAGGGGCTCCTAAGAGTTCACATCCGACTGGCTTGCATTTCGTCCGTCGAAATCCTGATCCAGAAGGACGTAGCAGAAGTGATTGCGGCGTCCGATCTATCTGCCTTGCGCTTGATTTGGATTACGAAACCGTATTCAACGAGCTGCTACCTATGCAGCGTCGAACCAGTTACCGCTACACCCGCGACGATATTTACTACTGCGGAGGCACCCCAGCCGGTGGTTTGCTGCCCCGCGTTATGAGGGAATACCTCGAACGAAAGGGTTGGCATAGCACTACATGCCCTCCGGGGACCAAGTTCAAAGCCGAGCATCTTCCCGCACGGTGCATTGCCGAACTCGCAACTCACTTCGTCTGTGTTCGAGACGGTGCTATCTGGGATACCTGGGATAGCCGGGGCAAACGCGCAAAGAAGTTGAAAGGGTTTTACGCACCTATCAACCCAGCGCTCTGGCCATGACACCAAACCCCCACACGGGGGTTTTTTATTGCAACTTTTCCGTTACAGGGGTTGCGCGTGGCGTTTGTCCTGATTAAGACGGGGTCGCATCCAAAGCAGAACACCTTATGGAACGCCCCACGCTCACCAGCTTGGCATGGTCCGAGACCGGTGAGCTGAGCCACGAAGCCCGAGCGACCCAAGAAACGATCGAGCGGCTCCGTCAATTCGACGGGGAAGTCATCCTCACCAGAGAGGAGATCACACGGGTTTATCAGTTCAAAGCTGATGAAATTCGTCAGTACCAGGAATGGTTGCAGTCACCTGTACTCAGTAATGAGGACAAGGATTCAATCAACAAGTGCATACAGCAGGTTGTCGAGGAGATCGTCGGCATCCTCACCCTGGTCCCAGCCGACTACTGCACTGAGGCCCTCGGTGTTTGAAGTTTGGGACCGCCACCGACAAGAGGTGGTGGGTTTGGCAACAACCAAACACGGTGCGATTGCACTAGGCCGCCATTCACTAGGTCACTTCCCCAGACGTCAAGTCAAAGACCTAGTCATCCGTCCAAAAAGCGAACCACCACTTCGCATCTACAGGACGGCAATCCAACCCAAACGCTCTAAGTCTCGATAGAGCGTCCACATCGTCTCTCACCCGTTGAATCCTCTCCAAGCTCGCCACCTTCTCAAGCTCAGTGCCAAGCACAAGAAGAAGGCAATCTTTTTTCCAACTCTCACCAACTCTCACATGCCAGCTCAATGGTCAGAAGCGGACCTCATCCGCGAACTCACCAAGTTCTCTGAGATGAAAGCAGAACTCAAAGAACTTGAGGATTCAGTCAAGACTCACGGCGAACGCATTCGTAAGCACTACGAAACGAATGAAATCAAGTCGTTCCGTGTGGGCAACCAGGACTTCACCTGCGCTGCAAGGGCTAAGAAGACCTACAGCCGTCACTGCCAGCGGGAAATGGATCGTCTGAAGAAACAGATCGATGCCATGAAGAAGCTCGAAGAAGAGAACTTCAAAGACGAGGACTACGACGGTCCCCAGCAGTGCCAGATCGAGTACATCACCTATCACCACATGATGGTGACCGAGGCGAAGGAGGAGTCATGAGAACTCTGATCTATATCCCCTGCGCTGTGGCCTCAGCCCTAGCGGTGCTGACAACTCCATGGCCAACAGTCGATCAACTCTTCCATCCGTACAACAGTCCACCGATGGAAAGCCTTTTTCTGAACTACAACATCGCTCAATCCGATGAACCTCGCTGATTTCATTCGCAGGGCCAAGCTCTACGCCCTCACGTCACAACAGGCCCACTTCGTTGTGGAGCACAGAGAGAGCTACATGGTGACGACTGAACCAGCCGCCCGAAGTGTGATCCGCTTCGTTGCTACCTACCCCGCCAACCCTTTTCCTCTTCAATACCAATGAACAACCCCGAAAAGCTGATCATCCCCGGCGGTCACGGTGCAAACGCACCCCGCTCGAAGTTTACGACTGAGCAGGTACGGATCATCCGCGAACAACGTGCGGCTGGTGTCAGTGCGATGGAGATCGCGACGATGTATGGCGTCAACGTCACAACGATCCACCGGATCATTTCCGAGCGGACTTATGTGAAGGAAGCCAAGCGTCAGCGGGAAATCGAGACCCGGATCAAGGAGAACACACCGGAGCATGAAAAAACCCCGGTTTCTCAGGCCGGGGTCAAATAACTCGGATTTCTCAGGTCCGAGCTTCTCTCACCAACCACCTCGTAGAGAGTGGTGGTATTGCGGAATTTTAGCTCCGCATCGTGAGAAGACTACCACGTCCTTATCCAAATGAGGACAGGGCTGGCAGGACAGCGCGGGCTTAAGCGTGAAGTTCTCACTGATGAAGCACTCCACTACTCGGACCGGGTGGTGGGGACCACGCAAGAGCTGACCAAGCAGCTCAACCGAGGAGTGCCTCTCTCATGAAAACACAGTGTCCCGTCGAGGAGATGCGGTGGTTCCAGGGGTCGTCATGTCCCAGTCGGCCGCATTTAAGAACTTCAGTCTGTAAGTCCAGCCCTCTTTTTCATCCACTGTTTGTATGCGCCATGCGTTGGGCCAGTCACCTAATCAAGTACGTCCTAATGAAGGACGACTTGTTCCGTGAGATTCACGAACGAACCACGAAGCTAACTCCCAAAAGAAGGGAGCTGCGTACTGTCTGGCAGCGATCCAGATCAGGGAACATCACACCTGAAGAGCGAGCGTATCTAGAGGCGTACACCACACGTCAGATGCGCATCGAATCACTTCAGATCGATTATCTGGAATCCTGCTACCAACAATCCGCTGATCTCAAGTAATGCCACGCCATCAAAATTACGAGCCCTCAACCACATTCGAGCCCAGGGGCCGTGCATTCACGACCTACCTCAAACACACAGGGCAATTACCGAAAGAAGAGGTAAAGGTGCCCGAATGGTCCGAAGAAGAGATCAGGACTAACATTGTCACTAGAAGACGACAATGGGAACGTGTATTACATCAACTCGGTTGATGCTTACAACTTGACTGAAGAGTGGGTTATCGAAAGGATCGTCTACCTATTAGACGGCCTACATGCAGAAGCCGCCGAGTGTTTGGCCAAGGAATGGGGTCTAGATTGGCCAGATATTGACGGTCAAACGAACTAGAACTCGCTAGGCTATCGATGGAAGAGTTGCTCAAGCGGCCTGTCAAAGGGCCGCTTTTTTGTGCCTCATTATGTAAACCTTATTGAAGGCGTTTAAGTTCATCTTTTTTGCAGCCTTAAACCGCATTTACTCAAGATGAGTGGCATTCAGCATCGTTAATCTGAGTATCGCGATGCAGATAACATGCTCCTCCCAGCCATGATGATCAAGACAGAAGCACCACGAATGGACCTATATGTGATCAAGGCGTTGAGTGACCAAGACTTGGCCTCAGCTAACAGCAACTTCGAGCACAGGGGCCTTCCCTACAGGGTTGTACGGCTAGCCAACGAAGCGGCTGCCTGATGTTTGTTTACATGGGATAGGAGCAATCACCACAGTGGAGTACATAACAGACGCTGCTGTACCACTTGCACTTATCCCATCGGCGTTTCGTCACCCCCTTGCACAACAGTACGAGGAGATTGATGAAGACGGTGACCTAGTGCGTTCATACGATGAGTGGGGGCTGGCATCTGTGCTCGCCTACGCCTACACCAAACGTGTTCAGGCAAAAGCTGAGTATTCGTCGATGGAGATGATCATCGGGGAGTGTCTCAAACAATCACGGCACACTCCGACTGAAAACAAGGAGTTGTTCCGCGCAATCAAACGTGAGATCAAAGCTGGTAACGAGGAGCAAGTCCTTGGATATTCAAAGGTTCTTATTTCCAAGATCGGATCAGCCTTGGCCGAACAACACGAAGCCATGGAGGACGAGGAGGACGATGACGAATAACCTGGAACCCAGCGTTGGTGACCAACTTCGTTACGCACAATTCATTAAGGGCATTGAAAGGCTCAACCACGATGAATTGAAAGAGGTAGTCACTGAACTCGCTCGTCTGGCCCTGGTCCTGCAGCCTGCCGCTATCCGGTGGGCCGCCTATGAGGCCGCTCAAAATCTTGGAGGTATGGATGCAAAGACCGGATGGTTTGAATGAGCGCCAGATCCTGGCTGCGCAGGCTTTAGCCAGCGGTTGTTCATGGCGGGATGCTGCACGTCGAGCCAAGTGCTCAGTAGAGACAATTCGTGCATGGCGTAAACAGACGGACTTCAACGAGACCATCTGGCTGTATCAGCAGGAGATCTTCCAGCAATCGTTTGGCGTCACATCAGAGGCGCTACCGATGGCCATCGCAAAGCTGCGCGAGATCGTCGGTAGTGATGATCCTGATGTAAGTGTCGGCGTTAAGGTACAAGCAATCAAGATTTTGATCGACTCGGCGCAGAAGCAATACGAGACGAGAACTATCGAACGCCGCATCGAACAGCTAGAAGGTTATGCAAGGTCGTCTGTTATCGAAGCTCAACCAATTAGAACGATTACACCAGGAGAAGATAGCGGCGGAGGAGAAGCGGAAGCTTGAGAACACGGGCGAGCTATTCCGCCCCCGCTTCCCAACCTGTGATGAGTGGTCGAAGTTTGCCCCGCTGACGTGGATCAAGACGTCAGGCACGATCAAACCCTTTAAGCCATTCAAGATTCAGCAGGAGCTGGTGCAGTCGATTTGCGACAACCAGTACACGATCGTTTTGAAGAGCAGGCAGGTGGGCGCGTCGGAGACGGTGTGTTCTTATCTGTTGTGTCGGGCATTAACTGAACCAGGCTTTTCTGCTTGTGTCTTCAGTAAAACAGCAACTGACTCTGGCTCACTGGGTAAACGGATTCGCGCACAAGCGGCGAGTATTGCTGATTCAGGAATCGAGTTCACGACAGAATCAAATAGTGAGCTGTCATTTAAGGGCCTTGGAACGATCTACTTCCTGCCTGCTACGCCTCGTGCAGCTCGTGGAATCCCGAGTGTTTCGGTGGTTGTCTTGGATGAGGCCGCTTTCTTGGACGGCGCAGAACAGATTTTCACCGCAGTCCAACCCACCATGGCGACCCTGGGGGACAAAGGAAAGCTGATCATGATCAGTACGCCCAATGGTTTGGGCAACATGTTCAGCAACCTCTGGCACACAGCAGAGGAGTGGAACAAATTCAAGATCCACTACAGCGACATTCCGATCTACGCGAAAGATCCGAAGTGGGCGGAGAAGACTAAGCGCCGGTCGAAGCTGACTGACCGAGCATTCCGGCAAGAGTATGAGCTGGACTTTGTTGCGTCTGATGCGCAGATCTACCAGCCGGATCTAGTCGAACTGGCCTGCAACGGCGAATGTATCGAGGCCGGATTCATTGGCCGCGAATATGTGATGGCCGTTGACCCTGCAGCAGGTGGTGATGACTTCTGGTGCTCAATCGTGATGGACGTCACCCGTGTTCCATACCGGGTCGTGAACGTCTTCAGAATGCGCCACAAAAGTAGCGATTTTTGCATAAAACAAATTATCGAACAGGCGGAGGACTTCGCTCCTGCAAAAGTAATTATCGAGAAAAACGGTGTTGGCGCAGTGGTTTCGGAGGTTCTGTCGATGAAGCTCGCGAAGTATATGGTCGAGCCCTACAACACCAATAGGCCGAACAAAATTAGCAACACAGACCGTGTCGCTTACCTGCTCGAACGTGAGGAACTAATGCTGCCCCGTGATCCTTTCTTCCAGGAGCTGCTGATGTTCCAACAAATGGATAACGGAGACCGCCGTGCAGGTGAGGGGGCACACGACGACTCCGTTATGGCTTTGGCGTTGGCTTGTTCTGTCGTTGCTACGACACCAACGGCCGACTGGTTGGATATGGTCTAAAACTTGACTTTGGTGCCCAACTTAGCCCCGTAAGCTGTATCCAGATCGCCAGTTGCGAACGACAGTTCCCCGTAGACATCGACCGCAGAATTGAGGGGAATCGATCCACCGACTTTTCCGCTGAGGTCCAGGCTGGTAGAGCCAGTTCCGTCATTAGTAGTGATCATCGGGCCTGCTTGGACATACCAAGAAGTACCGCCTTCAAGAGCGCCTTCGACGCCCACATGTGCATCAGTGGTCACTGCACCAACCTGGCCGCCCAGAACTCCGGTGTTGGCCTCGATATTGATGTATTTGTCGGCTGCATTTGCCGCACCACCCGCGAAGGAGGTCAGCAAAAGGCCAGCAATAACAGCAAGTTTCATGGAAAAAATGTATGGAAGACTACGACAGGTATTTGAAAAGGCCTGGCGTTTAGGTTATTACTCCAGACCTTGATATTACCGAATAAAAAGCACA